GCACTGAGCGTATCGGCCAAGAGGCACAATCCCTTTGGCACAATAGTCAAACATGGTCGAGCTTGTTCGGCCAGACAGACAGGCGACCAAAGGAGCTTCGTGACAAGATGACGGCTAGTGGTCTTGGGGTGATGGAAGGAGCAGTTGAGAACATTGCTGGATGGGCTGGAATGGCAGACGTGGGGGCTGCATGGATCGGTGAAAAACTTTATGACATCCTTCCGGCGGGTATGGAGGCCGAGGCGGAACAGGCGATGTATTCCGCCAGACAACGTCAATGGCAGACGCAGCAGGATATGGCAAACTTGGAAGCCGGAGAAATCGCAGAGACGGTTCTTGGTTTTGACAACATGACCAAAACAGCAGATGCGGCGAAAAGCAGCATGGGCGCAAAGGCTTTCGACAAGCAATACAAGCGAGCTGGGGCGTTCGCGCAAATTGCGGCAGATCCGTTAAACCTGCTTCCGGGTGTTGTCGCAGTGAAAGCCGCTAGAACGGCCCCGCTAGCAAACAGGTTAAGTATTACGGCGCAAAAGAGAATGGCCCAAATCGCAGCCAAAGACCTAGCCATTGCCGAGGGTAGGACTGCCGTTGAAGCAGCAAATGCCGTGCTGGCTAAAGAGTCCGCTACTGTTGCGGTGGCGAACAGATTGAGTTCCGACATAGCGTCGAGAGTGGGGGCCGACCCGAGTCTAGTGATGCGGTCCAATCAAGCATCAACGGTTGCTTCGCGGATTACCCAGAGTGCTGACCAAATCAGATCCACCCTTCCAAAGGTAACGTCAGAGCTAGACAGTCTGATCGCCCAGAGGAATAGTCTTGCTACAAGAATCCCCGAGGCGTATGCCCAAAAGACATTGCAGACAATGGAGGCGGGCAGGAAACTGCGAGCTTTGCCAGCCAAGGCTCTTGGGGGAGCGTTGGAGCGCGTTGGAAACACGATTTCCAAAATTGATGATGCAGCCACCAACTTCTTGCAAGAACGAGGTCTTGACCAAATGTATACCGCAGCGGTTGGTGCGGCTGGCGTTGTGGGACTGGCCGGAAGCCCAATCGTCGGAGCGATTGCTGGTGGTGCAGCAGTATTAAAGGCTGGGAAAGCCTTGTCAAACTACGGGAAATTGTTCCGATATGTAGGAAAAGAAATGGAAGCTGTGCGCGGACAAATCCCGTTCTGGAAGCGTGTAGCTGCCCACACAGCACCGGGATCGCTCAACCGTGGGATCGCGCACACTTTCAACACCTTCGATCTTGGTGGGGCCACGTCTGATGTGCTGCGCCGTGTGGGGCGAGGGGCTACTGCTGCCGCTCCAGCAGACTTGATGTTTGAATATCTTTCAGACGGTGCTGACATGCGCCCAGAGACGTTATACAGGGCTGCGTCAGAATCGCTTGTGATTGGAGGTTCGTTTGCGGCTGCTGGAGGGGCGTTCATGGGGACCAATAGGCGTATGAGGGAACTCAGCATTGGTGACGAACTCAATTTCCGGCGAGACATCACGGATGCAAAGCAAAAGGCTTTATTTGAAGAGATACCGTCTAGCACTCGTAGGTCGATCTCCACATACGCAATTGCTAACCCAACGCTGAATTATTCGTTCAAAGATTCTGGGGCTAGTAGGTATGACCCGAATACCAACACTGCCGTCATCAATGTCAGATCGACAAATCCGATCAAAGCGTTAGTTGCTCATGAGACGCTTCATCACACGATTATCAAGAACAACATGGAATCCGGGATTTCAGCACTGTTCCTTGGTGACATTAAAGAGAACACTGTTGGAGGATTGTTTCGCTCAAGAGATGGGAAGCTAGACCCAAACTTTGAGGCGTTTAAGAACGCATATTACAAGCGACTTGGGGCGGAAGGGATGACGGACACTGAGCGTGACGCTATCTATTCACTAGACAAGGTTGCAGTAGAATACTTCATCGAAAAACACGCTGACCAATATTCTGAAATGGCCGAAAGCGGCGAGCTTGGTGCTGTCTCAGGCGGTGGGGCTTTCAGGAGGAAGCTGGGAAGTATTCTTGAAACAATCCTACCAAGGATTCCTGTTCTCAAAGACCTCAATTTCAAGAGCGGAGGAGCTATTGACGCAAATGGATCATGGGTCACTGGTAACGGACTCCTTGGATCGGAGGGTGTGAAAAGCGACCCCATCGCGGCGAAAATGTTTAGAGAAATGAACAGGAGAAGCTCTGGGTTGGCTCCGGGGCAATTTGATCCATTGATGAGTGATAAGCCGGATTCAGGCGCACCTATCCTGCTCGACCCCGCTAGCGGCATTGACGCTGAACTGCTACACCCGCTTGTGAATGTTGACGATGATGGCAGGCCGATCACGCAGGGCGGAAAGCCAGTAGCTATTGATAAGGCGACAGAACTCAGCCGCGCTCTTGCTGGACTCACGGCAGTGGAAGTCCTTCGCCGGAAGAAGGCAGAGAACTACGCGCCAGAAAAAGGAGAGGCATCTGTAGATGATAATGGCGAATTCCAACCGGGGTGGTTGTCAAACGATGTCCTCTCCGAAATGTTTGCCAAGAACAAATACAATCCAGAGCAAAAACGTATAATCAGGGAGGTCAACAAACTGATCCGCAATGGCAACGGTGATCGGATGGTTATGATAAATTTCCCTGCCACAACGAGGAACAGGGCTGGGAAAGCCGTATACAAGCCGCAAGGAGCGACCCTTCGTGACACTGTCCCAGTTTCCGTTGCCGTATCCAAGGCGGGCAATTTGCTGTTTGGCCTAATGTCCGTAACCAAACTCCACGAAAACATCCAGAAACGCTCGCAGAGCAAACGTGGCAAGAAGCTATACGGAGGGAACGTGGACCTTATCCTGCGTGACACTCAGGCTATGATGCAGTTCCACAAAGATGGGATCGACAGTATTGAGCATTTCAAAGCAAGGTATGGTGCTGTAGAGGCTACTGAGCGCAAGAATTTCATCAACACCATGTTTGGCTTGCTCAACCAAAAGGAGCAAGCAGTCCTGAATCCGGTGTTGTTAGCGGATGGGGTGAGAAGCAAAGACAACGTCTACCGCACATATCGCGCAGATCGCGTGAGCAAAGCCGTCCCAATGTCTCCGCAGGACTATCCAGCAATGCCATTCAGCTACGAGGCAGTAAGCCAAGTTAAGATGCCAGAGCAACGCCAGATGCCAGAGGTTTCCCCCGAAGACCTCAATCCAGTCATCAACAAGCAGGAGGCACAGAGATTATTCGCGGACGGTAAACGCCTATTTGCGATTAGCGAGATGGATGAGAAAGCAGCAGAAATCACATCTGTTGAAATGCTCAACTCATATCCTGCGGATGCTATTGGATGGATGGAACCAGAGCAAGCCCCTGCACCATCGCAGAGGTTCCTGCCAGAGAAGCTCGACGCTGACTACATGAAAGCTGTGGAGAGTGGTGATGTGGGAGCGCAGCAGAGGATAGTGGATGAGGTGGCAAAGAAAAAGAGACTTACTGAGCGCGTAGTGGTGACGCGCGGGCCATTAACCGAATTTGATCCCGATAGAATTAAGCCAGATCAATTGGGTTTTCATTTAGGTAATGACACCACGGCGAAAACAATTTCGGATTCACGCGGAGGGAACGTGATTAAGGTTTATGCAAATCTTGGAAAATCTTTAAGACTTCCAGACTCAGGAGGGTGGGAAAACAGTATTGCCATCTCCAATATAAACAAGGAAGCTGGCCTAAAACTTATGCGTGAGGGCAATGGAGATCAGCGCAACGCAACCCGAAAAGAAATTATCACAGCTATAAAGAACGCTGGATATGACTCCATTGTATATCGTAACATACATGAAGGGAGGGGGACCGATTCCCATATAGTGTTCTCTCCCGACCAAATCAAGTCCGCAGACCCCATCACTCGTGATGATTCTGGAAACATCATCCCACTCAGCAAGCGGTTTGACCCTATGTCTGAGGATATCAGGTTCATGCCTGAAGGTGGTCAAGAACCACTGCAAGCAAAACAATGGAACCCAAATCCAATTGTAGCGACCAACAAAGCGGCTCGCGCAAAAGGCATACCAGCACAAATTACCGATGAGTTGTTTGAGCTTGTCAAAAACAAGCCAATTGTTGTTGGAATGGCTGACTTGCTTGGTGCTGGCGGCAAAATCCGTGGCGTGGATGTTAGTGGTGGTCCGGGATATCCTATTCAAAACTTTGATTCGGCAAAACCAGATGCAATAACTGGAGTTTGGGCTTCTGAGCGTGGTGGCATTAACACCATTTTGCAGAACATGGTGAAGACTGATTCAATTTGGCAAGATGAATCTGGTCATAACTGGGCATTGTTTGCTCCACATACAATGGCACAATCAGCACACAAATCCAATGCTCAAACACCAGAAATCTATATATCAAAAGTAAATGACATGGCTATTAGCGGAGCTTTGAAAAAAGCAACTGCTAGTGACCTGTCTGATCATATCAGAGCAAATGTTCCAGTGGCAAAAGACATGCCTAATATTGGGACTGAGAAACTTACCAAGTTCATTCATGATGCTGCCTTTGAAACAAGAGCGGCAATAATGAGTGAATTGTCCAATGTCAGATCAAGAGATTTGGGCGCACCATCTCCAGAAGTAATTCTCACCGAGTCAAGAGATCCCCAATATCATGGAGTTGAGAAAAATGCGCTCACCGGACTTCTTTTAATTGATGTGGATCGGTTGGCAACTAAAGACCAAAATGGCAATTGGAAACTAAGAAATGATCTTTCTGCTGATGATTTCAATGTTCCAAAACATCCATCATACGGAACTGTTCTTCCGGGCAGGGTGCTGGCTCATTTTGACAACCCCGTTCCATTTCGGATTTCCACTCCAGAAATGATCAACACGATGCGTGCTGCATCACCATTGAGCAGGATTGACTATCTGCTTGCCAGAATGCCAAAGGACAAAGGCATTAGATTCCAACCATTGACGGATCAAATTAAGAACTCAATCAATGAAGCTCAAAACATATCTGGAAATGTCCCATATATTCGTGAAGCAGTAAAAGCTGTAAACGGCAACTGGAGGAAGTTTACAAGTGACGCATCGCTCAAGGGACTGTCTGAGTTGATTGGCGCGATTCACAGAAGCCCAGCGCGTGATTCGCTCACGCAATACAATCTTTCTGAGCTTAGGAAAATGATCAAGGAAGACAAAATGGAAGTCCACCAACTTGGGGATAATGACATTTGGTTCGGGGTCAAAAAGAGCGAGGGTGGGAATGAGCTTGTTTCTGTGGTGAACAACACTGGCATACCGGGCATGCTCAATCTGATCATGCAACGTGCTTTGGCGGTTGGGGTAAACAAGCTAGATGCATATGCGGTTCCAACATCTAAAACACCCAATGGATTACTGCCATCGCTATACAAGCGGTATGGATGGGAAGAAGTCGAAAGAATGCCGTTTGATCGCCAATACTTAATTGAGCGCAAAAAAGGGGAAAAAAAGGCCGATCATGAAGAAAAAATAGCCCAAAAAGAGGCGGCACTGAAAATGTTCTGGACAGAACAGGGATGGGATGGACAATCCAGCCCAGATGTCGTATTTATGACTTATGAAAAAGGAAAAAAGACTGAAATTACTAGCGGACAATCTGAAGGAGGCTTGGTCAAACAGCGAATTGCAGAATCTGGGGCCGCTTCAGAAGCAGCTTCTGGAGAGGTTCGTGGGGCAGGATTCGTTGGACGACGAAAGCAAGCCACTGTCGGTGGGCCAACTCAAAGCGATTCTGGAACAGGTGAAGGAGTACTTCCCAGAGGATTTGATTCCATTGTCCAAAGTCTTAGAAGTGCCAGTCCGGTACAAATAGAGACAATCGGGATTACCGATACCGAGCGAAAACAGTTTCTAAAGAAACTTGGGATTGAATAAAAAATAACAAATGAGCGACGATCCAAACGAGAAGCTGAAAGCGGAATACGTTGACGAACGAGAAGACAAGTCCGCTTGGTTTCTTGAGGTTAAGGAACGTGCAAAGCTCTCTCCGGGCAACTGCGTCGAACACTATGCCCCAAACAAGGCCGCAATGGCCCTGTGGCTGGCCGCACAAGGCGCGAGGATAACCGACATCCAGAAGAAGACGGGGCTTGGCAGAGAGACGATCAGGGGCCTGCAATGGCGTCACAACGATACGCTGGAGACAAAGCGCAAGGAATTCTCGATGAGATACGCAATTGCGGCTCAGGACTACACGGATTTGCTCTTTGAGCGTTCCCAACAGTTGTTTGATAATCCCGAGGAGCTTGCCAAGATCAGCCCTGACAAGCTAGCCGTAACGGTGGGCATCCTGACCGATAAAGCCGCTCAACTGACCGGAATGGCGTCCTCAATCGTGGAGCATCGCAAGGGGGCGAGTCTGGACGATGCTGCGAAGATGATCTTTGACGCAAAAGCTCGTATCGCCAGCAAGATCAAGGAAGACGCAATCGAAGCCGAGATACTATGATTTGGCGGAAACACGCAATCCTCACCCCGCCCACCGACGAGGAGATGGTGGAGATGGAGCCAGACGAATTGATCGGACTTCATTCAATTTACCATGAGGCCATTGAGAATGCCGAGAAAGACCCATATCATTATGGGTTCAGGCTACCGCACTGGAGCAAGGCTGAGGAGCAACTGTTTGAGGTTAATGAGATACTTGCACTAGGTGGAAATCGGAGTGGCAAGACGCAGTGGGGTGCATTCTCTGTTGTCCGTGCTGCTATCGAGAACCC